TACAAAACCCTGCGCGCCGGCGTAATATTGTTGATTTGTTTCGGTGACTAATCCACCATTTGGCATTGGCATATCTTATTGTTTTTCGTTATTATCTTGAGCAGCTACTTGTTGACTAGCTAATTGTATTATACTTGGGTCTTGAATTATTACTCCTGAATAAGCTAATATTCTCAATATTAATTCATCTTGTTCTGTAACATCTAAATCAAATTGTACCGAAGCACCCGCAGCATATAAATACTGACCTTGAGCTCCAGTTGTAAAACCCCATACCACATCTCTAGGTTTAGCTAAATATGAAATAATTACATCGCTATTAACACTATCAGGTTTTATAGTAATTACATTATTCTCATATAAATATATAGGAAAATTTTCTGTTGGTTGAGTTAAAGGAGAGAGTAACAATTGTCTTAACTCATGAGGTTGCACGTATTGACCTAGGTCTAGATCACGGTAAAATACTGAGCCTAATCTATATAAAACATCCGTTGTTCCTATTACTACTGGAGCATCCGGCGTTGCAAAATCTAATACATCAAAATTACCAGTTACCACATTATAAGTAGGAGTAGCTGTTCTTTGAAAAAATTGTAATTTTTGTTCTATATTTTTAACACGATCAGAATATTCCGTGTCATTTCCAGGTAAACGATATTGTTGGTTTAAGTCACTAGCATATCCTTCAAATATAGCTAATTGTGCCTGAGTTGCAATTTTATTAAATTCATCAGGAGTTATATAACCTCTTTGTTGTTGATTAAGGATTAACAATACTGTTTGATATACTGTATTAACGTTTACCATTATATTTTTATTTTAATAAAAGGCGGGCGTTAACCCGCCTTATTATATTTAGTTCAATCTTTTTTCTATAGATTTAAATACATCGACACCTTCATCTGTTTTAAACCAAGCAGCTAATGCTGAGTATGGATTTTCATCAAATGGAACTGTCATTAATTTCCTATCATTACTAGACCAATGCACTGTTCTATTGTCAGGTGATATTCTAATAATACCTAGTTCTACAGCGTTAATCGCAAAGTTTCTTAACTGTACGTTTTCATCTGCAGCTAGTGATAAGAATAATTTAGGATTTTTCTTAGCAAGTAATAATAAATCTCTTCTTAGTTCTTTAGAAGACATACTACTTACTTTAGAACCATATTCTACTCTTGCGATAGCTTCGGCTAAATCTATATCCATGTCTCTTGCAGCGTTTAATGCTTCAATTTCCCATTCAATATCTATAAGCTCGTCTTGTGCAATTTTAGCTGGTCTAAACTCTTTATACTTATTATCTTTAAAAGGGTGATATAAACTTAAAAGTTTTTGTAAACTAATTTTTTCTTTAGGAACTTTTAATTCACCGTTTCTAAAAGTAATATGACCAAGTGTAACCTCACCTTTTTGCTCATCTACAAATGGACTAGACATGTTTGTTGCATATCTGAGTTCTCTTTGTTCTTTTTTAGCTGCATCATACCAAAGTAATGGATGTCTTCTAGTGTGTTTACTTGGAATTGTATATGTTAAAGGTTCTTTATTTCCTTCTAATAAATAAATTCTATCTTTTATTTCCCAGTCATCTTTTTTAACTGGTTTCATTTTTGTAGGAGCTGCTTGTGCAACTTCTACTTGTGGAGTTTCTTCAACTACCACTTCTTTTTTCTTTTTTGTCATAATATAATATAATTAAATAGTTAAGGTATATGGGCGCCGAAGCGCCCTTTACCTATAATAGTGATTACACTCCTTTGAATAATACAAAGTTGTTAGCAGCTTGAGTTACTAAACATCTTTCTGAAAGGAAGTTTACTTCCATTGCATCAAGATCACTAGTAAACGCACCACCAACAGAACCTGTTAACCAAGATTTCATTCTTCTATCATCAGTTTGTGAAGCTCTATATCTTACATGTAAGAAAGGTCTTCTGATGTTAGTTCCTAAAATTTGATCATAAACAGTAGTAGTACCTGCAGGAACTAAAACTCCTTCAATAGAGTTTGGTCCAGTCATAGCACCACGTGTTGAAGCGTCATTTAAGTATTTCCAGTCAGTCTTATAGAAATCATATGAACCTCTTCTGAAACCGCTAAAACCTAAGTTTAACGCCATTTCTTCAGAGTTTTCAAATAATCCATAAGCAGTACCACCACTAGATCCAGCTGAGATAGCAGCAAGCATATCATCAAAATCTAAAGCAGTTTGTCTGTCTAAGAATAACATGTTCTCTTCAATTGCTCCTTGAGTATCTAGGTTTCTAAGAATGTCATCGAAATCAGAAATACCCGTAGCAGCAGCAAATCCTACTTGTACGTTACCTCTGTCCTCGATAGCTGCAAATAAACCTTGAGTACCGATTTGTCCATTAGCAAGAGCACCAGAACCAGCAGCAGCAATTTCACCTTCAACAACTGACATTTCAAGATAATCTTCAAATCTCAATCTTGTTTCAGATTCAGCTTTTAAATACCAAAGGTATCCACCAGTTCCATCTTCTGTAGCAACTTCTACCCAACCGATTTGTGCCATATCAGAACCATTTACAACGTATTTGTTTCTAATAATGATAGGGTTGTTTGAAAATTGCGTAAAAGAAGGTTGTACACTAATGTAACCATCAACTGTAGCAGCGCTATAGTTAGGAGTTGTAGAACCTTTTCCATACTCAGAACCGTATACAAATACTTTTACTACTCCGGCTAATCCAGAAGCAGCTATAGTAGCAGCTGTATAAGGTTGTACAGTAATTTGTCCAACACCGGCACCACCTGGAGTGGTAGCAGATACATAACCTTTTAACTCACCACCGAAATCATCCATTATAACAACAGTAGCTCCTACTGAGATGATGTTAGTAACATCAGCTGGTAAACCAGCACCAAAGTCAATAATGTTGTTTCCAGCGTATGTAGGTGTAAGGTCATTATACGCGATATGTAATCTATTTTGTTCTGACCAGATTACTTGGTCACTTGTCATAGGAAGTTCTGCTCCAACCATTCTTAAGAATCCAGATAAAGTTCTATTACCATATCTTTCAACTTCTTGTTCGTAGATTTCAGGTAGGTACTGTTGTGCAAAATCTGCAAAGTTAGCACCAGCCGCGTCTGTCCACTGTAAATAGTTGTCTTGTAAAACTTCTTGTACTTGACTCGGTCTAATCGAGCCAAACTGTGGGTTTAAAGCCATAATTTAAGTTTTAATTATTAATTGTTCGTTTTTTGATCTTCAATTTTGATGAATCTGTTCCACTAATAGCTTTAACCTTAAATCCTCCCACAAAGACATCACCACTGGCAACTTGCCTCGGAGCATCTACAGCTGGATTTTTAGATTGCTGAACTAATGTTTTAACACCGTCAGCTTTGCCTTGCTCATAAAAATGAGTAGCTAGTTTATCAGCATTCATCGCAGCATATAAAGCTTTATGATAACCAGCAGTATCACCAATATTTCCGTCTTTGTCTAAATATTTACTGACAAAATTCTCAATATTAGATTGCTTGCTAGCTACACTCACAGGATCTTTAATTTTATATCTAAATCTTTTATCTCCTACTTCATAATCGAAACCTTCGAAATTAGTATTAAACAAATCATTAGTTCTTTTCTTAAAAGTATCTTGTGATTGCTTTATGTTTTCTTGCTGTTTATTGTAACGATTGAAAAAATCCAGCGCTTTTTGCTGTTCTTGTGTAACACCTGGTCTGTTTTTAATTTCAGCATAGTATTTAGATTTTTTATTTTCTAAATCTTTTTTAGCATTAGCAACAGCTTCTTTATAAGCTAGTTTTTTTCTACGTATATCTTTTTGCTCATCAATATCTTCATCAAATTTGTAATCTTCCATGATTAAATCAATATCTTCTGAATCTAAGTGAGGCTTAGTTTTTCTTAAATATTCATGTAGTAATTGATCGCTACTCAATTGAGAGTAATCTTTATTTAATTCTACATAATCCTCAACTGTTCCACCAGTTTCATTCATAAATGTAACTAATTTTTCTACATTTTCTGGTAACTTAGGTGTTTCAATTAATTGAGGTTTTTCTTTTATTTCTTCTTTAGGTTTAACTTCATCAACAATCTCTTCAATTACTTGGATCGGAGATTCTTCTTTAACATCTGTATCGCTGACCCGTACTTCTTGGTCCACTTTCTTGCTATCTCCGGGTGTTTCGCCCATAGGAATTTCCTCTGTTTTTCGCTCTTGAACGGCATCTTCTTTTTTTGTTAAATCTATTTTAGCAACATCAGGTACAACTTCACCTTGTGCTTCTTTTTTTGTTAAATCGATTTTAGCTATTTCTTTATCAGCTATATCTAGTTGTTTTGGTTTTTTTGCCTTAGGTTTAACTTTACCTTTTAAAGAAAAGTCTCCTTCTTGTTTTACTGCTTCTTCAGCCATAATATAATATAATTAAATAGTTAATACTAAATAGTTGGCATTTGCTCGTCTTGAGCTTCAAAATCAATTGGCATTAAATCATTTTGTCTTTGATCTATCATTTGACTCTGTTGTGTACCAGCTATTCTTGTTCTTTTGTCTTTACGATCTTCAATCATTTGCTCTTTCTGAGACTCACGTTGATTTTTCATTTGTTCTAATTGTAACTGATAATTAAATTCCTCAGCCATTAACTGACGTTTAATTTCAGCTTCAGTTTGCATACGTTGTATTTCAAACTGAGATTTAGCTTGTTCAAAGTTTACCTTCTCACTAGTTAATGCTTGCTGTTTTTGAACCTCTGCTTCTGCTGCTTTTTCAGCTGCAGCCGCATTAGCTTGAGCTTGCTGTTGATTCATTTCAGTTTGCATTTGTCTTTCTCTTTGTAATTTACGTTTACGTTTCATTTTTAGCATTTGATTTGCTAATTTTAAATTACGTATTTGTCTTACTTCAATAGCATCTTCTAAATCAATACCACCACTTGATAATGCTATTTGTATGTTTTGCTCTAATTGAGCCTTATCTTCTTCATCTGGTTCTAAATCTAAAAATATACCAAAATCATGCAAGTTTAACTTATCAACTCCTTGAAGAGTTTTACTATTGAATATTGTTATGCTTTGTTTCAATGCATTAGCAGTTAAAGGATAACTTAACATATCGTTAACTTTCTTAGATATATTCTCACACATTCTTAAAGTTAAATACAAACTAGCATTATTTATATGTTTAGTTGCGATATTAGATGCTTGGGCTGCTATTTTTTGTAGACCTACTAAAGTATCTTTGTCTGCTAAAGCACCATCTCTAGCTTCATTTAAACCGGTCACATCTCTAATCATCTGTAAATAGTAGTTATACGTTTGTATTAAACTCGCTATCTTAGCTTGACCTCCAGATGTTTGTAGTTCTTGTACTGGAATTTTACCTCTATTTAATTCACCGTCTTGTGTTAATGATCTACCTACAACCGAACCAGTTTGAAAATACATATTTAACGCTTCAGCTGGATTATAGTTAGTTCCATTTCCAAGATCAACTTCAGCTAGCCCATCCATATCTAAGAATACTCCATCAGGAACCATTCTAGCTATAACTTGCTGTAGTTTTAAATGAGTTATTTGAATCATATCTGCAAAACCAGTTATTCTGCTTACAGTAGAATCAATACGGCCTTTATACATACGCGGAGCACATATAGCGTAATTCATTTCTACCTTAGTAGTATCAGCCATAGGTCTTGTCATGTTAGGACATAATTCCCATCTTAATAATATATTAGTACCTAAAACCTTAACACCTCTATATAATGTTTCAATAGTTCTACCTACTCTTTCAAAGTTGTCACTTTCAGGTGGATTAAAAGTATCAGGTTTTTCAATTGCTTTTACTAATCCTTGTTCTGTTTCTTTTATTTTAAATACCTGCTCGCTATAGGTTTTATATTCAAAATACAATAATGGAATAGTATTTTGATCCCAAGGACCATATCCGTAACCATACATGTATGTTTTATCTCCTTGATATTCTTGTATTCTTTTTAGTGTAGCATCATCTAAATTTGGAAATTGTTTTGCTATTTCAGGTAAAGTAACTGCCTTTAATTCACCAGCATAGTATATATCTTCAAAGTTAGGATCTTCTGTATAAGAATATATTAAATAAGCTGGATCAACATAGTCTATAGTAATTCCATTAGAAACATTAAAATCAGTTTTTACAGCTCCAATTCCACAAGTTACTAAATCATAATTAATTCTTCTTTTGATCAACTCCCATTTATTATAATCTAACACTTGACTTATTACCTCTTCTTCAGCTATTTCTACACTTTGCTTATAAGATAACTGCATGTGTAATTCTAACTCGTCTGGAGTTTGAGGCATTTGTTCTTCTGGTATTTGAGTATTAAATAAATTTTCACCCAATTGAGCGTTAATTTTATTCATTGTATCTCTAGCAAATATATCTTGAGCTAATAATTCTGCATAATTAGTTCTTTTTTGTATAGAAGCTGGATCTTGAGCAAAAGCATTTATATCATAATCTTTATTAGAAACGCCATTTGTAAGTATATCCACAAACTTAGATACAATAGGTACAGGTTTCCAATCTAAATTAAGATAAGATAAATCACCATTAATAGATAATTCATCTTTATATTTTTGAGTTGGTTGTTCTCCTCTAGCGTATAATCTAAGTCTATTGTAATTATTCCAGGTAGTTAAATATCTATTACCATTAGTTCTACCTTGACTAAACCACTCCTGCTCTATAGCTTTAGCTACTTGCTCACCGTATTCCCAGCTAGCTTTTTCAGCGTCACTAACCACTTGGCTAGGAAAAATACTATTACCATTCGTGTATATACTCTTCATTTAATCTAAAATTTTAGATAATAAACCACTATTATCATATTTTTTTATTCCTAAATCATAATTTTGTCTTATTATTTTGGGAACAGGTCTATATTTATTTTTATTACAAGCCATAATCG